GCTGGAGACAGCGGACGCGTCTGCCGAAGCCGAAACGGACGAGCCTGTCGCGGACGAGGAGCCTGCCGGTGAGGACGCCCTTGAGGAATTGATTTCGGAGCGGGATTTAGAAGATACCGGCTCCAATGCAGAGCGACTGTCGCCGGACGAATTGGCGGCGCTGGCAGCGCAGGGCCCAGAGGACGCTACCGCTGACGAAACGGGAGCACTGGCGCCATTGGAGCTGGATGGCACAGAGAACGCCGTAGGGGGCCAAGACGCATCGTCAGGCGCGTTGGAGCAGGAGGCATCCAGCCAGCTTGCTACGGCACTGGAAGAAAGCGGACAGCAATCTACATTCTTTGAAGAGGCGGCGGAAGTCCGCCAAGCATCGGCATTCGAGAACAGTTCACAGGCGTCGCAAAGTTTCGGCAGTTTTCAAATGCGCGTTGATTTCGGGTCAAGCACTTCGGTTAGCAGCGGGATTGGTTCTGGCGTCGGATCATCACCACTGGACGCTGCTGTCTCGGCAAGCAGTCCCATGTCGATGTCCACCACATTCGAGATACTGAACAATGTCGGCGGTCAAAGCAGCGCAGCGCCCGTTACAGCAACCGCGTCATCTGAAAAATCAGAAAGCGAAATGGCAGAAGGTCAGAGCGAAACTATTTCTGAGATGGGTGCCGTGCCGGGCTTCGCTGCGTACACTCAGGCGTCCTTGCAAGATAGGGCTGACTTTTACGCAATACGTGATATATACCGCAAACGTGTGCTGCAGGACGCAAACTTTGAATTGTATCGCATGATGCAGACGAACGATGCCCGTTGGCAGGAGATGGTAGATGAGCAGTACAGATGAGGAACCCAAGGTCTCTTTCGACGAGAGCGGCTTTAGCTTTAACATTGGTGGCCTGAGCAGCGGCAAGATTGCTATCATCTTTGCTGCATTCTCAACAATCCTTGGTGGCCTGTGGGCTGGCTTCCAAGTGTATCAGCAGTTCTTGACCATGCAGGAAGTTACGGCTGCGTATGTCCCGCCTGACCTTTCTGGTATTGAAGGTCGCATTTCTGTGCTTGACGAGCGCGTCACCAGCGTAGAGCGCCTGACCAAGATTAATAGCGAAGCTCTAAACTACATGACTGGTTCAATCTCTAGCAGTGTCAGCGGCACGCGACAGACGGTTGACGCGGTGTCAAGTAGCGTTAGAAACAGCGATGCACAGAATATGGCAATGCAGCGAGCCATCATAGATCAGCTGCGCGAGCAGGATAAGGAACAGCAGCGCCGGATCAAGGAGCTTGAGACTGAAACTGCTGCACGTATTCAAAAGACGCTGGCGAACCCGCTGGCCGGAAAGGAATGAACATGGAAGATAAACTAATGGATGCCCGCATCAAGGCGCTCCTTATGGCTGCGCGCACGATGGCGTTTGTCATCTGCACGATCACCATCGCCATGATTGCCGGCCTATTCGTATCGAACGAGATCATCGACAACAAGGATGTCTTCGGCCTCCTTAGCTACGTAATGACCTCCGTCGTCGGCGCTGTTGCTGGCTCCTACGCCACGCTGATGGGCATGAAGGGCGAACTGGTCCCGCCACCGCCAGAAGACCGCGATGATCCTGAGCCGGAGCCTGTGGCCCCTGTAGCGCCTGAACCAGACCCGCTACCCCTTACACCTGAAATGGTTGCGCCGAAGGCGTATGACGACCCGCAGGCCACTGTCTTTATCGACACACCTGACGACGATGACGATGACGACGATGACCTCGCTCCTTGGGAGAAATACCGCAACGACCTGCGCTACGACGCAAACGGCGATGGCGTGGTTGACGAAAATGACTTTCCTGATTGGCGGAGTGCTGGCAAATGAGCATGATTGAACTTCAGAAAAAGATTGGAGTAACCGCAGATGGCGCATTCGGTCCGGGTACACTTAAGGCGGCTGCGGCTTACTATAAACTATCACCTAATCGGGCTGCACATTTCTTTGCTCAAACGGCGCATGAATCGGGCAACTTTAAGGCGTTCAGTGAGAACCTCAACTATGGCGCTAAAGGATTGCGTGGCATCTTTGGTAAATACTTCCCGACTGATGCTCTAGCTAAAGCCTATGAGCGTCAGCCACAGAAAATTGCCAACCGTGTTTATGCTAATCGCATGGGTAATGGTGACGAAGCGTCTGGCGAGGGGTGGCTTTTTCGCGGTCGAGGCAGTCTCCAATTGACGGGCAAATTTAATTTCAAGGCGTTCTCTGATTACATCGGTCGCCCCGATGTGATGACGAACCCTGACATTGTTGCCACAGAACTGGCCTTTGAAAGCGCCCTGTGGTTCTTTGATAAGAATAAGCTTTGGGGCATCTGCGACCAAGGCATCAATGACGCTGCAATCCTGCAGCTTACCAAGCGGATCAATGGGGGCACGCATGGCCTCGACGACCGCAAACTGAAGACCAAGAAGTACGCTGCTTGGCTCTAAGGAGAATGACTATGGTTAATCTGAAGAAACTTATCCGTAAGGAAGCCGATAAGGCAATCGTCAACAAAACTGTTGGCAAGATTCTGCCTATGGAAGATGCGTCAAAGCTGACGCTGATGGCTAAATTGATGGACGCCAAGGGTAGGTTGGCAGTTGCAATCGCTGCCGTTACAGCTTTGATTGCAGCCATCACTGAATTGATGTAAGGCTATCCCATGCCAACCGCGATGACGTATAACAGCTTGCTCAATGACCTCAGGGCCTACCTTGAGCGCGGAGCTACGCTTGCGACTGACCCCACTGTTTACGAAATGCTCCCGACGCTTATCGGCATGGCCGAGCGTCGTCTTGCGCGTGAGCTGAAGATCCAAGGGACTGTTAACGTCGTCACTACCGCCCTCATCGCGGGGCAGTCGGTATATGATAAACCGGACCGCTGGCGCGAAACCGTCAGTATTTTCGTTGGCACGGGGACGGGCAATAACACCCGCAGTGAAGTCTATCCACGCTCCTATGAATATATCCGGAGCTATTGGCCGAATCCAACGACAACAGGAACGCCACGCTTTTACGCAGACTATGACTATTCGCATTGGCTGATTGCTCCTACACCATCCAGCGCGCTGCCGATGGAGATTTTGTATTACGAGATTCCGCCACTGCTGGATGATTCAAATCAGACCAACTGGTTTACTGAGTACGCGCCAAATGCGTTACTCTACGCAGCTCTTCTTGAGGCAACTCCGTTCCTGAAAAACGACGAACGTATTGCAACTTGGGAAGGATTCTATAATCGTGCTGTCGCGGCTCTCAACGGCGAAGACATTCGCCAAATTTCTGATCGTGGCATAATTCGCAGGGAAGATTGATATGGCGTTTACTGAAACATTTGGCGGCACGACCATTTATCCGTCCGATGTCAGCTATCGGGCTATCAGCTTGTCTGCGAATCAGGAGCTTTCTTGGCCGCTTGAAGTCGCAACCAGCGGCAATGTCGTTGCCCAGATCATGGATGTTACGCCCAGTGCGAGTGGCTTCACTATCACTATGCCGCCTGCCAATGAAGCAAGCCCCGGTGAGACGGCCCTGTTTTTCAACGCTGGTTCTTTTAACTTCACGGTGGCGGATAACGCTGGCAATACCATCGTCACGATCACGCCGGGCCTAGCCTATCAGGTTTATCTGACGACGAACACGACTGTGGCTGGAACATGGCGCACAACGCAGTTCGGCGCGGGCACGTCATCTGCTACTGCTGGATCGCTTGTCGGTGCTGGCATCAAGGCGATCAACACCACACTCAATCAGTCGATGGCGGTCACGTCGCTTTCTGTTAATTATACGGCTGGCGCTGCCGACCGTTCTGCTGCCTTTCTGTGGACTGGCGGCGCGGGCACCATCACTCTGCCTGCAGCATCTACCGTCGGGAATGATTGGTTTTTCCACATCCGCAACGGCGGCACTGGTGCAATTTCGCTTGCGACGACTGGTGGTGAACTGATCAACGGCACTGCAACCGTAGATTTCAATCCCGGCGACAGCGCGATCATCGTCTGCGATGGTACGGGTTACTTCACAATCGGCTTCGGTCAGGCTCCGGAATTCCTGTTCGATTACGTTTCAATTGACCTTACCAGCCAGTCGTCGCCCTACACGCTTTCGGGTTCTAACCTAAACCGGATCGCCTATCAGTTTAGCGGTACGCTCACGGCCAATATGCAAATTATCGTGCCGGCCACCATCCAGCAATACTGGGTTGGTAACTTTACGACCGGAGGATCATACACGCTTACGGTTAAAACATCCGCAGGCACAGGTGTTGTCGTTCCCCGCGATGCGCGAGCAATCCTATATTGCAACGGAACTGATGTCGTTACGGCTGACACTGGCGGTATTTCAATTCCGATTCTCGTGTCGCAGGGCGGAACTGGCGCGACAAACGCATCTCAAGCCCGCACAAACCTCGGCGCAACATCAATCGGTAACGCGCTCTTCATTGCTGTCGATGAGGCGACTGCACGTAACGCGATCATCGCAGCCAAGAGCGGTGCCAACAGCGACATCACTAGCCTATCTGGTCTCACGACACCTCTCTCCGTCGCTCAGGGCGGCACAGGCGTGGCTACGTTCACGGCCAATGGTTTGGTATACGGAGCTGGAACATCGTCGCTGAGCGTGACTGCAGCGGGCACGACGGGGCAGGTTCTGGTCGGTAACACGGGCTCAGCTCCATCGTGGGCAACTCTTTCAGGTATCGGCGTCACTTCGTTCAGCGCTGGTACGACTGGGCTGACGCCATCATCCGCGACCTCTGGTGCGATCACACTGGCCGGAACGCTTATTGTGGCAAACGGTGGCACGGGCGCGACGACGCTCACCGGATACGTCAAGGGTAGTGGCACGTCTGCGCTCACTGCATCTGCCACGATCCCCGCGACCGACATCAGCGGCGGCGCAGCGCTCACCAAGACGGATGATACGAACGTCACTCTGACGCTTGGCGGCACGCCTGCGAGCGCGCTTCTCGCGGCAACATCTCTGACTCTGGGATGGTCTGGCCAGCTCTCTGTTGCTCGCGGCGGTACTGGTGCATCGACACTAACCGCAAACGGCGTTCTATACGGCGCCGGAACTTCGGCTATTGCGGCAACCGCCGTCGGCACAACCGGGCAGGTTCTGGTGGGCAACACTGGCGCAGCTCCATCATGGGCCACCCTCACTGGCATTGGCGTCACTTCGTTCAGCGGCGGCACGACGGGCCTTACACCTAACAGCGCCACGACTGGCGCAATCACTCTCGCTGGCACGCTCGGCGTGGCCAATGGCGGCACAGGGACCACCACTGCATTCACCGCTGGCTCGGTCGTCTTTGCCGGTGCGTCTGGCGTGTATTCGCAGGACAATGCTAACCTGTTCTGGGACAACACCAACGACCGGCTGGGGATTGGTACGACCAGCCCGGACAATAAACTTGAAGTAACGGTTGGCGACAACGCTGGTATCAACATCGAGCAAGCTAGCGCAAACCAAACGGGATTTTTTAACTTCCGTGACGCTGACGGAGCATTGGCTGGTCGTATTAGCTATGACCACAGCAATAACTCAATGCGGCTTGCTACTAACGAGACAGAACGCGTGCGCATCGACAGCGTAGGCAACGTCGGGATTGGTACGAGTTCACCTGCCACACTGCTACACATATCCGCCACTAACCCAGAGTTCCGCCTCCAAGGCACTAACGGCACTGGTAGCGTGCATAAAATACGCTCCACTGGTTTAAACTCAGAAGCCTTACAAATTACATCTGCCGGTGACACTTATTACAACGCCAATCTCCAAGTTTTTCGGGCGGCTAATGAGTCTACCGAATACATGCGTATTAACTCTAGCGGCAACGTCGGGATTGGTACGAGTTCGCCGGGTGCGAAGCTAGATGTAAACGGCGAAGTTCGTATCTATCCAGCAAGTTCGCCTGCTCAGATGCGCTTCGGTGTAGGTGGCGCAGAAAAAGGTAAGTTGTCTGTTGATACCAGCAGCAATATGGCTTTTGAAACTGCTGGTTCAGAACGTATGCGTA